CCCCGCGTCTCCCTGCAGGACGAGGCCATCCACGGCGCCCGTGATCGTCAGATCGAAGACGTCGCCGTAGGTGAGGCCGTAGAGATAGGCGCCCTGGGCCGCGGCATTGGTGCACGTGATCAAGAGGTGCTTGAGCGTGGCGCGCGAGATCGTGTTCATGCGCACGCCAATCCCAGTACCCGTGTATTTGATTTCCGCTGTCGGGTTGGTGCCCATTAGGTTGGCGTTGCTGACCATGTCGAGGCCAATGCTGCCAGAGACGACCATTGATCCGTCGATGATGCCCGTGGCCCCGCTCAGGGTCGACAACCCCGCAAGGAAGGTCGCCACCGCTGTGGAGTCGTCGGTGCCGCCATCGACGTGGCAACCCGCCGCCCTGGCGTTGATCATCCTGTCGACAAATATCGGACGCAGCCGGCCAGTTCCGCCGATGCCGAGCGCCACATGCAAGAATCCGTCCGCCGTGGTGTTGTCCGAGGCATCCCAGTAGTAGCTCAGCTGGCCTCCGTCGGCCACGGCGAAACGTCCCGCGGTCCGAAACCGCATCCCGTTCTGCAGGCCCGTAAGCGCGGTGAGCGCCGCCATCGTCGGTTCGACGAATTCGGGGAAAGCCCCCGCCACAAAGTAGGCATTTGCGGCCAGCGCGGTCAGCGTGCGGCCGGAGGTCACCAAATTTGTTCCATTGCAGTGCACCAGGCAAGTCTCGCCGGGCTGCAGGGTCGCGGTGGTCGCGCCGTCAACAGTCTCGGACCCGTTGGGGTCGATCACGACCGCGCCGCTGCTGTCGTTGCGCAGCGTGAACTCGAACCCATCACCGAGCGTGGCGCATGCGGTTACGCTCGCCGTGAGCGCCGCTGTGCACACGAAAGCACGGCCGAAATCGCCCAGGCCCACGCTGAAATCGGCGCTCTTGGAGATCACGAACGACTCGGCGAGCGTGCCTCGAATGAGCCAGCCGCTATTGGCGGCGTTACGCTGCTTCAGCAGCCCGTTGGTCGTGTCGGCCCATAGCTGATAGGCCCAGGTCGTCGCCGGCGCAGCGCTGCCGGAGCTGGTGCTCGCCAGCGCCTGCAGCTCGGTGTTGACGCTGGCCCGGAACGAGGCCCCGGATTCATTGGGAATGGATTGGGTGCCTTGGCTCATGGCTCGCTGTTCCCGTGGCTTCTTGCGTTCACTGCTTCGCCGCCAGCGACAAGACGCTGACGCCGCGGTTGTGTGTGACGTTGCCGGTCAGAAAGTCCAGCCGCGCGTCCACGCCGCGGCAGGTGTAGTCGGCCGGCCCGGGCAGCGCGTGCCAGGGGCCCCAGGTGGGCGATCCGCCGGGATCGCCGTCGGTCACGCGCACCATTAGCGTGACCTCCGCGTCGTCGATGGCCGCGCCGTCGATGTCGCCCCAGTCGTCGAGATTGCCGCTGCGCTGGTCCCAGAATTCGCCGGTGTCGAAAGCGCTGCTCTCCACGTTCGGGAACAGCCGCACCGTCTGCACGCTGCCCACATCCAGCGGCGCAGAAAACTCGTAGCTGCCGGTGATGGCGACGCCACCCAGGCTGTCGATCGCGCCCAGGTCGTCGATATATCCGAGCGAATCCCACAGCGCCATCCCGTCGAGCTTGAGTATCCCGTCGGGTGCGGCCACGTTGGTATGCACGCCCACGAAGGCGGATTGCTCGATCAGCTCGGCGATCGTCACGTAGGTGTGGGTGAGCGCCTCGGTCACGACGAACGCGGCCTCGTTCACCGAGTAGTGGCCCGTCGAGTCGCGGAACTTGGCCAGGTAGGTGCCCTCGTAGAGCGCCGTCACCACCGCCGTGGAATCGCCGGGCCAGCCTTCATCAGACAGCAGCGTGCCATCGTTCCACGTGGCGCCGCTGGTCTTGGGGCTCCAGCGCAGGATGAGCCGCCCGCCAATGCGCACGTCCAGATCGAGGGAACGCGTCAGCGTCACCACCGCCTGGCCGCCGCTGGCGCGTACCGAAAAATTGCTCACATCGGCCGGCGGCGCATTGAGGCCGAAGATTTCGCAGCTCAGCCGCGTGGCCCAAGCCGACTGCGCCCCAATGCCATTGATGGCTGCCACGCCGAAGTCGTAGGTGCCCGGCGCGAGCTCGCCCAAGTCCATCGACGTGCCGTCGGTGCGCGGAAGAGCCGTCCACTGCGTGGCGGTCGACAGCCGGTACCGGGGCACGTATTCGTCCACGTAGGCGTCGCCTGACTCGCCCCAGCTCATCGTCACGCGCGAGGCGACGCCGCTGCTGCCGCTGGTTTGATACAGCGTCTCGGCTACGCTGGGCACCCCAGGCATGCCCACGTCCCACGGATCGGGCAGCGTGGTGTCCGGCGCCGGGTCCGGTTGCGTGGAGAAGCTCGTAAACCACACGTAGGCGTCGGCCGACTCGGCGACCAGCGCCAGGTCCACGCCCTGCCCGTTCTCGGCCAGCTGCCAGGACACCACGCGGAACACCTTCGGCGTCCAGCCGAATTGCGGCAGGCTCAAGTTGACCGTGGACCATACGGAGATCTTGGTCGCTAGCAGGTTGCAGGCGAGCGACACGGTGATCTGCTGCCGGCCGCGTTCCAGGTTGATCTTGGCGATGCGCTGCGCGCGCACCGAATTGGTGGTCCAGGCCAGCTCGATGTCGCGATAGACCTCCTCGCCGTTGTCCTGCTCCACGTAGGTGGCGTTGCGCACCGGCGGAAAATCGGTCTGCACCCAGTCCTTGGTAGGCAGGACGTAAGTGCCGCGCACGGCGTTGAATGCGTCCTTGCGCGGCACGCGCGCTTGCATCTGCACCGGCCCGCGCAGCCAGTCGGCTGTGATCGTCTCCGAAGGCGCGTTGTAGACGCCGGCGAACATGCGCCACGCGCCCATGGAATACACCGTCGAGCCGGCGCACGACGTCAGCATCGCCTGGAGCACGCTCATTGGCTGCACGTCCAGCGTGAACGTGCCGTCCATCACGTAACGGGCCTGGTCGGCGTGCTCGATGATGTGCTTGCCGCTGCCCGCGTCGGTTATGTCGATCGTGACGCCGGCCAGCGCATTCGCGTACGTGCTGGAGATCTTCATGCCGTTGACGCCATTGCGCAGCGGAAGCAGGTAGTAGGTGGTGTGGGTAAGCAGTGGGCTGGGCAGGGTACCGTTGGTGGCAAATTGCACGCCGTCGCCGCGGCCGAATACGGTGTCGCTCTGCGTCAGCGTCAGCGTGTCGGTGTCCGGGTTGGCCGTGAAGTTGCGCAAGTGCGGGCCCATGAGCACGCGCTCCTCGCATACGTTGGCCATGGCGGTGACCAGGTCGTCGTCGATCTCTCCCTGCTCGGCGTCGCACGCAAGCCCGTAATCGGCCAGCATGTAGTCGCGCAGGATCAGTGCCGGGTTGTTGCTCCAGCGCGTGCCGCCGTCGCGCGGATCGTAGAGCGGCTTGCCGCGCACGTACACGGTGATCAGCGGCACGCCCTGCGGGAACACGTCCACGCTGCGCTTAAGCGCGATGATCAAGTAGGCCACGCCGTTGCCTACGTGGTTCTTGGTCCACTGGCCTTTGCTGGCGGCGATCAGGTCCGCGTCTGCCGTCTGGTTCGCGGACCCGAGGTATTTCTTGATGCGCACGTAGCCGGCAAATTGGCCGGTCGTGGCCACTCCGCTGGCGTCCAATTGACCAACCGGGGCGCCGTTCAAGAAGGTCTCACCGATAAAAGACAGCTCGTGCCCGGCCAGCGCCATCACGAACCAGTGCCAGTCGCGCTTCACCACGGTGATCACGTAGTGATAACGGATGTAGACCTGCAGGCCCACCAACAGCGCGTTGCCGATGGTGTAGACGCCGGCCGCCACAGAGTATTGATTGCCCACCGGCGTGCCGCTCACGCGTGTGAGCGCCTGAACGGTGCCGTCGGCCTTGATCACATAGACGTCGTTGTTGCCTCCCGGGGTGACGGGCACGTCCACCCACTCGCCGGCATGCAGCACCCGCAGCGTGCGACCTTGCGGCAGCGCGTAGTGCTCCAGCGCGGTCTGCTGACTCGTGGTGTCCACCGGGAAGTAGGCCACCAGCGTGCCGCCCACCAGCGACTCGCCGTAGACCACGCGCCGCGGCGACATGGAGGAGCGGATGTTCTGCGTGCGCGTTCGGTCAAAGGCCGTCTGCGAGGCGGGGCTGCTCTTGCTCTGCAAGCCGGACAGCAGCAAACCCATCGCGGCCGAAATCGCAAAGCTCGTGAAAAAGTACGTGGCGATCGTGCCCAGGGTTATGGCGATCGTCCCAGCGATCACGCCCGCGATGGTGGTCCCGGCGGCCGCTACTGCCGCCCCGAGCAGCACTGGCGGCATTTAGCCTACCTCCCACGCGTCGAGGCAGGCCAACACCCGCACATAGACGAGCCCGCGCAGCGTCGGAAACGCCGCGCGATGGTCGATGCACACGCCGGCGGCGTCGCCTTGCGGCGTGGTGGTGATCAGGATGTCGCCGCGGCGCGCGAAGGCCACCGGGATCGGTTCCCCAAGGCAGTGGCTCAAGATGCCCTGCACTCCGCCATTGCCAGCCAGGATTGCGTCGGCCTGCTCCTGAGTGCCGTAGCTCGCGAACTCGGCCATGAAATCGTGGCCCGTCATCGCCCGCACGCACCGTGCGGCAAAGGCACAGCAATCGTGCTCCCCAAAAGAGAAGGGCCGCTCTTGGGCGGCCCCGATCTCTTCGGCCAGACGTTCCGGCCAGTCTTCGCGTCGGCTCAATCGCGGCATGCTCAAAACAGGATCTGGATGTCCTGCACCGAGTTGACGAAGTTAAAGAACTTGTCGCCGGGATATTGGGATTGCTGGTCCTCGTCGGTGTAGCGGCGGATGCGCGGGCGGTCCCAATCGGCCAGGCGAGTCTCGGCGCGCAGCGTGATCGTGGCCGTTTGCGCGGCGGAAATCTCCATGGTGTCCATCCGATAGACGAATGGCCCCACCGGATCGGCGACTAGCTGCATGCCGCCCGGCGCGCTCGACAGCGGCGCCAGCCACAGCTTGGCGGGCCGGCCTTGGTAGTTTTCGCCCAGGGCCACCGCCAGCATTGCCGGATCCACCCCAGAGAGCTCGAAGGCCATACCCTGCGAGCGCAGCTCGGCGCTTTCCTGCAGCGGCTCGATGCGGCCGAGGTCGCCCAGGCCCAGCCAGGTCTGCCCGTCCCATTGCACGCCCGTGGTGGCGTTGCACAGGCGCACCGTGCCGCCCGCGAAGTCCAGCTCCACCAGGATCAGATAAGCGACGTGGCCGGCGCTCAGCGCGCTGTCGGCGTCGCTGGTAATGGGCCGCGTCACGACCACACCTCGAGGAAGCTCAGCTCGTGGTCGGAGAACGCCGGCGGGTGCCCCTGCCACTCGACGACGTCCTGCTGCTGAATCATGCGCACCGGCGGCTGCGCGAGCGTCACCGGCAAGCCGTTGGTCCAGCCGGTGAGCGCGCGCACCGGTGGCTCGAAGGCCAGGGCGGCGATGTTGCCGCTGCCGTCGGCGGTGGCGTTGCCAGTGACCATCTTGAGCTCCTGCGCCACCGTGAAGAAATCGCCCGCCAGCAGAGTCTTGGCCGCGCCGCAGCCGGCCAGGTTCATCTGCGTGGCGCCGAAGGCTGGCGTGCCGCTGACGCTAACGCCCCCGGTGACGATCGTCCCGCGCGGCAGCGGGCGCTGAAACGGATACAGCAGCGCGCGGTTTTCTTGACCGCGCAGTTGCGCCAGCCAGGCCTGCAGCAGCGCCGCGTCGGCTTCGGCCAGAGTCTGCAGCGTGAGGCTGCACTGCCAGCGCGCGCCCGGCTGGCTGGTGGTCTGCACGTAACCGGACAAGGGCGAAACGAAGCTCTGCGTGTTGCTCTTGAGCCCCCATTTCATGCTGCTGGGCCCGCGCGAGAGGCTGGGCCAGGCGAAATCGGTCACGTCTGCAGCTCGCGACGCAGCGCCCCGCCGGCGCGGAATTGGCGGTGAATGTCGACGATAGTCTGCTGGCGGTTCCAGTCCAGCATGGCGCGGATCGAGGCCTGGTCGGTGCGCGAGTCGATGTTGTAGTGATTCACCACGCTCACGCTCGCCCCGCCGGCGCCGGCCGGCACGATGGTGCCAGCCTGGCTGGGCACGAACGTCTCGCGCCCGAATTCGCCCACCGTATAGGGCACGCCGGCCGTCACCGGGCCGCCGCTGGCGCGCGCCGCCGCGCCGCTGACGCCGCCCAGGATGCCGCTGAGAATGCTCTCGATCCCGCTCTCGATCGGCTGCAGCACGTACTTCTGCGCGACCATCTGCAGCAGCTGCTCCGCGAGGCGCGTGAGTAGGCTGCCCAGGTTGGCGCCGTCCCTCATCAGCCCGGAAAACACGCCCGAGATGCCGCTGCCCATCGCGCGCGCGGCGTCGTGCACGTCGCCGAACGCGCCTGTCATCTTGGTGCGCACATCGTCGCTCGCCGTGGAGGCCGCCGAGGCCGCTGTGCGCGCCTGGTCGCTCATCGTTGAGAACGTGTCAACCGATGTGCCCTTAAGCGTGGCCGTGCTGCTGGCGACGTCCACCAGGGCGCCGTTGACGTCCGTCTCGAGCGCGTCGGCTAGCGACAGGGCCGAGTCCGTCGCGGCCTGGAAAGACGGGCTCAAATCCACGCCAGCCGGGCTCAAGCCCAGCCCGCCCACCGTCGGCCCGCTGCCGGTGAGCTGATCGGTGGGCACGATGCTGCCGGTGACGTTGGGCACGAACAGCTCCGGCCCTTCCTCCCCCACCCAGTAGAGCTGCTTGGGATCCACCGGGCCGCCGGCGGCGCGCTTCTGCGCGACGGCCGGTGTGGCCGGCTGCGGCATGTTCATCGCCAGCCGCATCATGGCCTCGAATTGCTGCTTGAATTGGTCGCCGATGGCCAGGGCGTCCGACATGGCTTGCTTCGCGCCGGCCAGATCGCCCTTGGCCAGCGACGCCGCCGCCGAGCCCAGCGCGTAGAGCTGCCTGACGCCCTGAATCAGCGTGATCACCAGGGCACCGGCGATACCGGCGACGAATTGAATCCCCAGGCCCACCGTCTGCCAGAAGCCCACCGTGTCCGTGCCACTGCCCTTGAGCTGCAGGAAGCTGCTCGCGATGTTGTTCAGCGCCGGCAACAACCCCTGCGCCATCTCGAGCTTGAGCGCGTTGCTGCCACCTTTGAGCCGCGTCATGCTCTGCTCGAACTGGTGCGCGGCCTCGGCCTGCGCGGTGGTTACCTTGGCGTGCAGCTCGCCGGTCTTGGCAAGCTGCTCCAGGAACGGCAGCAGCTCCGCGCCGCTTTTCCCGAAAATCTGCTGCGCCTCCGCCACTCGCCGCGTGCCATCGTCGTTGGCCATCAGCTGCGTGGCTACGTCGCGTAGGATGTCCACGTTGGGTCGCATCTTGCCGTCGGCGTCTGCCACCTGCACGCCGAGATCCGCGAATGCCGCGGCGGCCTTGCCGCTGCCGTCGGCTGCCGCGGTAGCGTTCTTGGCCAGCTTCTCCAGTCCGACCGTGATCTGATCGAGGCCGGTCTCGGACAGCTTGCCCACGCCCTTGAGCGCCGAGAGCTGCTCGACGGTCGTGCCGGTCTTCTGGGCAACCTGGTGCAGCTCGTCGAGCTTGTGGATGCCGTCATCGACCGCGGAGATGAAGGCCGACAGGCTCACCCCCACGCCCAGCGCGCCCAGCGCCATCTTGGCGATGTCCACCGCCTTGCCGATGCCCTGCATGGCCGTGGCGACGTGGCCCTGCGCCTTATCCATGTCGGTGCGCAGTTGCGCCGTGTCGGCGGCGATTTGCACCACCAGGCTGGCGATCGTGGCCATGGTTCAGCTCAACGCGATTGCAGCTTGGCCAGCGCGCGCTGGCGCGCCTCTTCCTGCAAGCGTTCCTCGTGCTCGAGCACCAGCCACGCCTGCCACTCGGCGAACTCGCGCGAGCTCATGCGCGCGAGCAGCTCGCCCACCGTCATGCCCAGCTCGCGCGCGAGGCGAAACGCGAAGCGCCGCGCGGGCCGGGCCTTCAGTTTTTTGTGAGTTCCTCGACATCCTTGCGGCCAATCCCATTCAGGCGCGCGGCCACGTCGAACAAGCGGCCCACCGTGGCGGCGCTCTTGGCTCCCAGCGCCTCGATGTCGGCCTCCTCGAACACACGCGCGCCGCCCTCGTCCACGATGCACCAAGCCAGCAAGCGCGCGCGGGCGTTGCGCATGTTGAGCTGCCGGTCCGGGCCCATCGCGCTCACCAGCGACTGCTCGTAGGTGTCGCGTTCGGCGGCCGACATCGAACCCACGCGCACCGTGCCGCCCCATTCCGGCACGTCCACGTCCTCGAACTGCATGTCCTGCGCGGCCAGGATCTGGCCTTTCGACAGCAACGGCATGCGTCAGATCTCCTAGCTAGTGGCCCGCGTCAGCGCGCCGGTGCCGCGCAGCGTGACGCTGGTGGAGGCCACGTCGCCCACCTTGCCGCTCACCGGGGCATACGATTCCAGCAGCGCGTTGCCGGTAAAGCTCGGGTTGGTGGGGCCCTTCGCGCTGGCCGTGGGCCGGATCTCGATCGGGAAGGCCGCCGCGCCCACCAGCGGGAACAGCGTCGCGTCCACGTTGGCGCCGGCGAAATCTTGGTTGAATTCGAGCTCCAGGTCCCAATCCACCAGGCTAGGCAGCCGCGACTGCGCCGTGGCGCCCATGGCCGTGTTGGTGGGCGTGTCGGCCTTGTAGTTGATCTTGACGCTCTTGACGTGGTCCGAGAGCGTCACCGAGTTGACCGACACAAACGCGTTGGTCAGCACGAACGAGGACATGGTCCCTCCTATCCGCTAAGGTTGAAATCCGAGCACGACGGCGAAGGTGATGCTGCTGATGTTGGTGAGCGTGTAGGCCACGCGCCACCAGGTGTCGCTCACCGGGCCGGTGGCCACCGTCGCATACTGCGCGCCCACCGCGTTCATCGCGGAAAACACCGTGTAGTCCGTGGGGCTGCTGAACGCGCCGCTGCTACCGCTTTGCAGCTTGAGCGTGAAACTGGGCGACCCGCCGCTGGTGAGCGCCAGCACGTGCAGCGCCGCCAGCGCCTTCTTGTTGGCCGCCAGCGCGCCAAGCTGGAAGCCCGTGCCGTTGCCGCTGCTGGTCTTGGCGGCGTTGATCATCACCGTGCCGTGCACCAGCTCGTCGCTGCCGTTGGCCGACAGCGAATAGGCGAGCATGTCGCCGATCTTGGCGTTGGGCGTGTAGTCGGCGCCGTCGGCGATGAAGCAAAACCCCGTGTTGCCCTCGGCGCCGGCGCTCACCGGCAGGATCGACACCACGGCGTTGTTGGCGCCCACGGCGCTGAATGCCTGATCGTCCTGCAACAGCGTGCCATAGTTGACATAGCCCTCGAGCTGCAGCTGCGTGTCCTTGAGCCCCGGGCGACGCTGGCGCGCGGTGTCCAGCATGCTGGTGGCGTCCTTGAGCTCGGCGCCGTACTTGAGCGCCACGGCGTTGATGTCGCCGCTGAAGTCGTAGCCGTTCACGAACGCGCGGACGTTGCTCCAGACTTGTGCGCTCATCTCACGATTCCCGATAGTCGATGGTGAAGTCCAGGCTCACGCGGTACACCAGCATGCCATTGACCAGCTCCGGCGCGACCTGGTCCTCGTTCTCTAGGAAGCTGTCGAGGATCTCCGTGCTGGAGATCGTCGCGCGCAGCCGCAGCAGGGCCTGGCGCACCTGGTCGGCCGCGTTGCGCACCGCCTCGAACGTGAGCCCCCACACGTCCACCTGATAGCGCGCCAGCACGATGCCCGGATTGCTGCCCATGGCGACCGGCCGCGTGGCGCTGATGCGCGTGAAGGTCACGCACGGATAGGGCGGGTCCTCCGGCAGCCACACCGGGAACACCGCCGGGCCGCCGCCGGCACTGCCCAGCAGCGCCGTGAGCCCAGAATAGCCGGACAGGCGCGAGTAGAGCGCCTCCTCGATCACGAGCCCTCGCCTCCACCGCCGCCTTCACCACCGCTGCCGCCGCCTTCACCGCCGCCGACGCCGCCGCCGAGGATCTCGGTATAGACGCCACCGCGCGCCGCCAATGCATCGCGAATGCGGCTGGCCGCATAGGCGCGCAGCGCTTCGATCGCCTCGCCGGCGGCAAAGTCCAGCGC